CTTCCGATCTATTGAGCGAAGGCTCAATAGGTAGTTATGGATTATACGGCGATTCCAAAGCAAGAAAAGGAAATTGCCCAATCTAGGTTCAGCGAATTAGTGGAAGGAAACTACGACGTGCTAGCACAGAACGCGTATGAGGTAAACGTACTCCTCACGCCACACCAGCTAAGCACATTGAGTAGACAGCTCGGAGGCTTTCCAGTACGATTGTCCGAGACAGCAACTCATCGTTCCCATCCGCTGCCAGCTGCGTGCCACGAAATAGCAGCCAAGTGTGTTTACAAATCACTCAAGCACACTTTTCTAGAAGTAGGCACGGAGTTCGAATCACTGCACAACCATGACGTTCATTTGATAACTGCCAGAGATGAAGGCAGAGCTATCAAGAAGGCGCCCGATTTCGCAGATGCCCTATTGTCGGATAGGCACTGCCGCAATGGAGTTTTGTCATGTGCCAAGCAGGCACACACTCTAGTAGCAATCGGCGTTCATGACATTAGCCCTCTCGAATGGGTTAAAGCCATGCACAAACATGGAGCAGCTGAGGGAGTCCTGGCGATGATACTCCCGCACGAACTTGACTTCGACACGCCACCAACCAATGACCCGAAAGCAGACCCAGGGTACAGGATGCAGTTTGACAAAGACTACGCAACAATGTACTTCCCAGGGGATCCGTCAAATGGTTACCGACACTCACTCAAGACTTGGAGATCATGGCGCACCACTACTATCATCAAGGGTGCCAACCATAATTACATCTTCGAGGAAACCACTAGAATAGGAATAGTCAGCATCATCAGAGTCTACAGAACCTTCAGAGGAGATTCCATACTCAAACCCCTCTGCAACCCATACGCAGACCATTACCGCATCCCGTATTATTCCACCATATTCGACGAAATGATGGACATCAAGACACATGCACTCACAATCGGCCACCTCAAAAGCAGGATATACAAGCTCCTTATGGACGCAAAGCACTTCTATATCCCGAAGCAAGTCTACCACCGGGCTATGGCTTTTGCAGATGCGAGAACAGACACGATGTTCAACAGACAGTTTATCTACACCTTCATCAACTCAATCGCAAGCCCACTCAAAGTCAACGACGTACACATTACACAAGATCTGGGGTTGACCCACGAGCAGAAGCAGGAACTTGTCATCAACATATTTCTCAACTCTGCTGCGCAGCGCTACAAGCAAACCAAACTCATAGGCGCGGCCATGAACATGATGGGGTCAACTGCCGATGATCGGTCCCTCAAATCCATCATTTACAACATATCACCAACTCTCTACAAGCTCTTTTGGAACACTAGCAATTATCTCGAGAACGGACGAAGGATGCAAGCCCTCATGGAGTTCTTTTCGCCATCATCCACTGAAACAGAACTTTCTATCAATACTGCTCCTCACCATCACATGCCCGTCATACCAGTTTTCTGCGACTTCGAACATCATCCCGCAGATCGAGGCCAATGTCTCAGGGAGTGCATCAAGCTCACCACCACAGACACAATGCATTCCTACGTTGGACTCACCAGGGCACAGGCAATCGACACAATAGAGGAAGAGTACGGAACCATACCGCAAGGTTTGGTTATCACTGACTCCCACGCCTACCTCAACTGCTCAGCTAGTACTCATTGTCACCATGGTGTACCCTACAAACTCACAGCACCAAAGCGTGGAGAAGGGCCGATTTTCAGCGACCAGAAAGAGATGAGAGAGGAACATACCGCCAGGTATATCAAATCACAACAAACGACATGCAATAACAACAGCCTCAAAACCAAAGCCATCATCCAAGCTTTCCGTGATTTGGATAGCTTCATAGAACAAGAGCACAGGTATTACAATGCGTGTGCAGCACCCCTCAACGACCATGAAGCATGGCATAACAAACTCGTCACCCACAACATCATCCCATCATTGGACGACTTTAGAGACGCAATATACAGAACAACAGGGAAGATCCAGTGGGCTAACAACGTAGCATGTCCGAGATGCGTTGCAGACAATATTCCAAAGGACCACATCATCGTGCTAGACCTCGGTATGGATGCAGAGCACAAAGACCTCATAGGAACACAAGTGCGCATACTGGAAAACCTGCAGAACTACCCTCAGGTGGCTATCAAAATCCAGAAGTACTACGACTCGTTCCTGTTCCAAAACCCAGGGACGGATCAGCTCATGCAGCTCCTAGGTCATTATGACAGATGTGAAGTCCCAGGGCAAGCAGCAGGTGAAGCGTGGTTCTTTAAAGGCCACATCCGTAACCCACCTTGCGTCGACACCAAAGTCTACCGCGACACCAACGTCAGAGAAGACGACGACGTAGATAGTGGTCCCACTATCTACAACAACTATTGGCTTCCATTCGACGACAAGTGTGACACGAAAGACGACTGCATCAAGACTGTCATTGCACTCAAGAATTCCACCACCTGCACTTACCACTTAGGCAGCAAGGAAGCCCAACAACACATTCTGGAACAGGCCAAACTCGAACACACAGCATCGCTTCAAGAAGAAGAAGAGGAAGAATGCGAGGAGGACGAAGAGGAACAGGATGAGCAAGGAGAAAATGAAGGAGAGGAAGAAGAAGAAGAGCAACAAGATGAACCGGGAGAGGAAAAGGATGAAGGAGAAGAAGAAGAAGATGACGAAGAACCCGCTCCCACTGCAGAAACTGAAGAAGGACTAGAAGAGGCTAGAGAGGAGCAAAAAGAAGAAGCAACCGAAGCATTAGGAGATGCCTCCGCCGCAACAAAAGCTGATGTTCCTGAAACAGACGAGGAAGGAGACCAGGAAGGAGAAGAAGGAGCCGCTTTGGTACCAATAGCGACCACCAGCCCACTTCGAGAAGACGTAGCCACCCCCATGGAAAAGCAAGAAGAAGAGGAGGAAGGAGCAGGCGCTGGTACTAAAGAAAAAATCGTCGAGCCTAAGCAAGAAGAGGAAGCCACAACCACACCGGTGGTTGCAGCATCCGCGACGGAGCAAGAGCCAGCTGCTGAAAGAACAATAGTTGCAACCCCAAGGATTAAGTTAGCACCAATCCCAAAGCCTACCAAAGAAAATCCTTTTCCTTTACCAAGACCGTTGGTTGATAGGCCAGAAAAGAAGGAACCAAAGGGAGAAAAACTCAAGAAATGGTACGAATACCTGGACGAGGAGGAAGAGGAAGAGGAGTTTGGTGCGGCAGCCGTAAGACCGAAAACAGTGAAGCCTAGGGCAACCACCACCGCTGATCCAATCTCAAAAACTCCCAAGACCAGGTCCAACGTCATAGATGCCAAATGCAATGCACTAGGAACAGACAGGAATGTTTGCCACTGTGTAGGAGCAGACTTTGCCCTTGGTGCAGGCATTGCCCTCACCATCAGGAAATCACTGGGAGAGGCAAACGTGAAGGAACTAGACGAAAGTGCAGGCAAAATCAACCAAGGCACCTTTCTCTACCAGAAAGAGCAAGATACCCACTACTTTCATATGGTCACAAAACCCCAAAGCAGTAGGAAACCAGCCGATCATAAAATGATGTTCATTGCTCTTCAGAACGTCAGGGACCACCTTACCAAAATCAACAACACAAGGGACCTCTACATGCCCCACATCGGAAGCGGCCTTGATAAGCTGGACTTCGTGCTCACTCGCCAACGCATTGAGGAGCTATTTGGCAAGATGCCGTGGAAAACATACGTCTGCGAGTTTAACCCAAAGAAAGTCAAGAGAGAAGCCAAGCTCGTTACTGAGCCAGCTATCGAAATAGAGAAACCAGCTGTAGCTTCCGAGAGCAGCGCTGAGAGGGATGCGGAGGAAGCAGTTGACGCTGTCGCAGAGTTGAAGTCAGGAACTTCGGCTAAAGCTGCAGCGAAAAAGACCAAAAAGAAGGAAGATAAAATGGCCCTCAAAATATCTGTCCCAACAGCAACCGAACCTAGACCCGAGGCCCGCAGACTCAGCACTGCTTCAAGGACCCCAGAAGCACCAATCACTCCCAGAGAGTGGAACTTCGAAGAAGAGATGGATGGCTTGGATGCTTCTCTGATTGCATCTGTGGGCCACGACTCAAAATATGGATGCTGCGGCCAGACTTTCAACAGACCACTAGATCACCTAGCCTCTCTTACCGATCTTGAATCAAGCGCTACACTCAAGGAAACGTATGAACATCTAGAAGCCAAAGATAAAGACGAGTTGAGGAAAGCATGCGACTTCGTCTGCCGAATGAAATACACTTCCCACAAAGAATTTAGGCAGATCGTCAATACTCATGAGTTCACCACAAATAACATAGGGAAGGTGCAGCGAATCTGGGTCACCGCTCTCATAGCACTCAGGCAGCAACTTAAGGAAGGGGTCAAGCCCGAAAGAGACAGTTGCTGGGCTGGAACCATCTACGGCATCATAGACGGGTGCTACTGGGGCAAGCTGGATGACTACGAAGAAGTGGCCTTTGGAGACGTCAAATGGTCCATGGACGACGCTACGGCCAAACGCATGGCTGGCAGCTTCATACAGTCTCTCAGAACCACCGATAGAGATTTCAAAGAGGTTCACGACCTGGCAATAGATAATCTTAGAGAACACAAGCATAAGGGCATGATTTGCAATATCAAAATGTTCAACGGAGTGGCTGGTTCTGGTAAAACAGCCAGCGTCAAGAAAATCCTGGACATGAAAGGGCTAACTGTCGTAGTCCCCTACAGGGCGCTCAAAGCAGGCTACAACAAAGACAGCTGCGCCGCCTACACTATTGCTAAGTACGTGAGTTCCGCGCCAGCCGCACGGGTGCTACTCGATGAGGTGTATGCGATGCACCCAGGCTTTGTGAACTACGTTTGCCAAACATCAGAAGAAGTCTATTGCATTGGAGGTGCTGAACAGCTCATGTATAATGATGGCGAGAATTTTAAGAACAAGACTCCAGACATCAGACCTTATCTCTCAGGCACCATCCCGACCAAGAAAGTGTCCTACACAGTACCAGTCGACATCACGCGCTGGGCAAATATTGCCTTCAAATATGATTTCAAGACCTACAACGGCAAAATCGAGAGCGTCATAACCCAGCGTGGTGCACACCCAAGGCCAGATCCCGACAACTTCAATATGGCATATTCACTAGCCGTCGCACGTTCCAAGAAAGGAAAAACGGCTGCTTCGGTTCAAGGTTGCAGAACAAAGGACACCCACTTCTTCTACGAGAGCGCTGTGACCACGCTAGCCAGCGTGCATGGCATGGATTATGTGGCTATGACTAGACACAGCAGGAACATCTACATCTACCTTGGCAATTACACCGAACCCAGGTTTCATCACAGGAACCTGAGACAAGAGAGAACAGTCACCAGAGCAGGCGAGGGACCAGTTATAGCAGGGAGACCCGCTATAGTCAAAGGCAGGAACAGCGTCAGGACTCAAGCTGGTCCTTACGAACTCGCAGGTGCCCACATAGAAATTGCTGACAGATTCCAAGTCAGGGCTTCCGTACCCAATGCCGACAAACAGACCAAAATAGAAACAGTCCAGAGCACCGTCCGCCACCATCATGTGCATGTTACCGGTGATTACATGGTAATGCACGCAGCCCATACTGGCTACGAACCAGTCGGAGTCATTCTGCCCTACGACGAGATAGAGCCTACCTTTGAGTTCTACGATAATCTGCTGGGAATAGCTGAACACCAGGAAGCGTCATTCGCAAGAGCTGAAGAGATACTCCAAGAGATTGCCCCCACGGATGCCGTACCCTACACCGAAAACAGGCTCAACGAAATCCATGACTTAGGCACTATGCGGACGGCAAAGACTTTGACCTTCGGACTTGATAACAAACCAGTCAACCCTGGAGAAGTTAGAAACTCTTTCACCACACCTGGAAGGTGCAGGTACAGGCATGACCAAACTGGGCACTTCGGGAGGACATTGCATTGCTTGATTAACAGGTATGGAGGTGAAGGAACTACTCGCGATAGGCAACTTGCAGGGGAACAAGCGGAAGAACTCTTTAGAGGGTTCATGAAGTTCATAGACCCCATGAAGGTTGAACAGATAACACCAACGGATATCGAACTAGGCGTTGCTTCACAGGTCACGAGAATTCATGCAAAACAGCAAGATCAATCCGACGCCGGCACTTTCTTTGAAGGGTCGTCAGCAGTGAGATTTTTCCTCAAAGGGCAGCAAAAAGTCGACTTAAACCCGGATGGTTGGCTGCGCAGTGACGAACATGGTGTGCTCAAAGCAGGGCAGGGTGTTTCGGCATTACCTAAGCATTTCAATCACCTGCAAGCCGCCTACGTTAGGGCTCTTGAACAAAAGATTGAGCAAGCACTCAAACCTGGCTGCCATCTGGCCTATGGGAAAACGAAGCGGGAAATGCATCACATGATCAAGGAGAGCGAGAAAGATACCAACTACTACTTCAACTTCGATCTCTCACAACAGGACTGCTGTAAAGGTCTGTGGACCGACCTCTTCTTTGCACGAGTTTGCGAAATGTTCGGAATACCAAAGGAGATATACAGCATCGAAATTGCGGCGCACACCAACTGGCACATTTCTGCCATCGGCCTCGATGCAAAATTAGACGTGGAAGACAAATACCAATCAGGCAGCCCATGGACATTGACATCCAACACACTCATGGAGATCGGTGTGGTGGGTATGTCTTGTGACTTTGAGGATGTCACAGGTGCATGGTTTCAGGGAGATGATGCCACCGTAATTGCGAAGACCTGTAGTCCAACGCCGTACTTTTTCCCGAAACTCAAATTTGAGAAGGCAGACATCGGAAACTTCTGCGGCATGCTTATCAATGAAGGATTAGCTCTCGACTTGCCAAGGTGTGCGGCGAAGATCTTAAACAGGTCCTTCGACAATCAAGCTGACCTCGACCAGTATATGACTGCTGTGGAAGACTGGCTTCGCATCTACACCAACTGCGATGAAATGATGCGCGGGATCGCACTGAACGCGGTCTACTACGAAGCGTCTTACAACGAGATGTCTGAGCTTAATGGAATGCTCGTGGCTTTCGCAGCAGGCAAGATCGTCAACAGCTTGCACAAGAAGAACCCTAACCTTATGTTCACTTCCATTGTGCATAAGGATCTCTATTAACCTAGCTTAGTGTAGGATTATATCAATAAATATCACATACTCCAATTTATATACTCGCCATGTATTTAATCTTATTTTATGCATTTTTCACACTCTCGTCAGCTCAGCAACTCGTTGAGCTGGCAGACTGGCAATTCAATCAGATAATAGCTAGGGAAAACGAGCCGAATGCCCGAAATTTTACATGTAGTGATTTTCCGAATTTGGTTAACTGGAAGTGTGGTGACGAATCCCCGGGGCGGGCTGTCGCCCGAGTCCTACCAGTAGGTACCGTCATTCCAACTTTTGTGCCAGGGCCAGATCGAAATAGCGACAAATTAGGCTATTGTACAGGTAGTACCACGATGGGACCTTATAACTTATCTACAATAGGTAAATTTGCTCTTGAATTGGCGCAGCTCGAAGTTCATTTTAACTCCCATTTCATACTTTCATTTGATATACCGCCAGACTTTGACTTCTATAATGATCCGCCCTACCTTCAGGCACACTACACCGGTAAACCACTCAAGACTCAGGTATCACTTAAGCAAGTGGACAACATGCTCTTCGCACTATCGCAGTTGAGTTTCGAACAAACTTCCTTTGATGATAAAGAACAAACAGCTATAGATGTTAGCGCCCTAGGCATGGCTACCGGGAGCGTTGCTTACGATCAAACCACCAATGTCTCTTCTATTTTCAAATGGTTCCAGTACGAATTTAAAGCTCCCAATGATAAAATTAAAAGGATCATATCACCTGACATTTATTATACCATGTTTTTTAAGGATGACAAAGCAGATGGGGGCGTATCCTACATAACTTTGCCTAATCCTGGCCTACAGTTGTTTGCTGATGCTGTAGAAAGAACTGAGGTGGCATTAAATTACCAGCTGAGATCAGGCATCACAGTTTCGCATATTGATATATTTTCAAATATTCCGCAAGCTTCATATAATTCACCACTCACTCCGCTTTTCTCCTTCTTTCATTCTGACAAATACATATTATCTTCTTGGCTACGTTTCCAAAATTATTATACATATAAAGGTAGAAATATAACTGCTCAAGAATTAAATTATGGTATTACAGAGGATATGAGGAATTTGGTTTATGTGCAGTGCCACGAAAGACCAGAGATGTGTAAGTGTGAGGGCAACTACTCTTCTCAGGCTTTAGCGATAGGGGCTTTCGGAGTCGATTCAACTTACACTAAAGTACCTAATACCGCCATTTACGAAAATCAAACTTTCCAAGTCCATTCACCAATACTTCACCACGTAGGTTCAGTGCCGTTAGAAGGACCTTATACACTATTCTCATCAGCATTGCCAGACTTGCCCGACATCAAGGCGTCAAACTTGCCTGCTTGGTTACCTGAGTCGGTAGGAGAGGAAATAGAGGGTGTACTTAATGCTGTTGACAACTTCTACAAACATGTTAAAGACTTCTGGGAAATTCTACAGCATATAGAGGAAATAGTAGAGGTTCTTAAGGATATTGCTAGTTTAAATCCATTTGGCGGTTCTACGCCAGACGCAGTACCAGTATAAATATAATATAGAGCAATTTCAAATCAAATTTGTAAAGTAACCATGTCTATGTCAGTCGACAGTGCGCAAACGGCAGCGGCTCCGGCCGGTGTCGAAAATTATAATCTTGGTGGGGCGATAAAACCTGATTCTGCTTCTGCAGTAGGTAATAAGATTGAACAAGATACACCCGCTCCATCTACATCAGCAACCGGAGGAACTGGTGGTGAAGTCAAACACTATATTAGAAAAGATCTAGCAAATGTTCAGCTGGCTGAATCAACTGAGCCAGGAGCTATCCTTACCCAGATCGAATTAGACAGTTCACTCATCCCGGAAAGTTACCAAAAAGATTGGCAGCAGTGGTCTATTGAATCACTTAAGATCCAAATGATCAGCACGGCAGCTTTCGGCAATGCTACAGGTGCAGCTATTATTGGCAGTGTCCCTGATCCACAAAATGCTTTCAGCACTGACAGTGCCACAAATCTACGATTAGCCATGGCTGTGACTCATAGTAGGATCGTTCAAGCTAAGAACTCAACTGAACTTCACATTCATCCTGGTACTCACGAAAGCTCCCGAGCATTCAAGTGGATCAAGAAAGGCGGAACGCCGCGGCTAGAGAGTTTTGGCAGAATTTTCATTTCGTGTAAACAGCCTTCAGCAACAGGGACTGTAGCTCAATGGACTTTGAGTATGACTGCTACCCTGGTTTTCAGAGATCACACATTCAACACTGATCGCCAACCGGCAGTGTCGATCCAGCCCTCCACATTGATTAACTTTGGAAACTTTAAGTCCTTCCAGACGGTGGGAGATTCTGCCACTGGCCTAGGTTTTGAAATTACAGATCAACAGTCACCAATAGGAGCAATAGTTAGGTCTTATGGCAATAAAGGTCCGCTTTATGGGGTTGCCCTTTTTCAGAATAATACTAATGCACAAATTGTTAGACGACGAACCATCCCACTCACTGATTTTAAGACGGCGGCCGACACTAACGACAAGCCCTACGCAGTGACGATGATCTCGGACCTGAACCTTGGTAGCTATACACCCACGGAAGTCACCCTCATCGGCGAACCTTCTGATTGGATAGTTCAAGGGACCATTCCTTCTACCGTTATCAACAATGTACCTTTGCGGCTGCTGGAGTCCGAGCTCACCCAAACTTTGGAACAGTTATAAATATCTCTTTCTAGCAATTACAATTATGGCATATATTGTTCTTTTCCAGATCACACCACGGTTTATATTTGAAGTCGAATACGATTACGATGGCCTTGCTACTGAAGCGCAGCAGCAACTTATATTACTTGGAAGCCCTAAGGGAGGAGACAAACCTTCCCCTGTTGTTGTTACTACGCTTATCACCACGTGCAACTGTGCCGATAGTCATCTTAAGGTACAGCATCACCATGTATCTGCTATCGATTCAGAACTCCATCCACAACTTGCCGCACCGTACCAGCTCCGACTCAGATTTATGCGAGTTATATACGAAAATAGTAGACGGAGCGATATTCCTGAATCGTTCTATGCCGACTCTCTCGAACTGTGGGGAGAACAATAAATAAATTATTTTGTAATTCAGTATGTCTTTCACAAACTTCGCAGGTGTTCCAAGCGAGGAGAAGCTCTCGGAGCTCATCTTCCCAACTTGCCCACATGGCGAAGCTGACAAGTATCATGCTCTTTTCAATAAATTTCAACAGATCAATGGAGGCGTTTCACCAATCAAAATTGACGCCTTCTGTCTCGGTTCAGCACCAAAGCAGATGTGGATAGCAGAAGCCTATTATAACGGCTTGAATTTCCAAGGTTATGGCAGTAGTAAATCTTCAGCCATCCTGGAGGTGAAATTCCAGTTCATGCGTTCGGTTGGCCAAGTTGATTCTTGGGCTAACGTTGGCGCTGCAGTTAGCTTGGATTCGGGTACTCTTAAGACAGGTACTCGCCTTGTACTCACACCTTTCCTCAACCTGCGTGTTGAGGTTTTTCATGCTACATATATCTATCTAAGATCAAACAAACTTTATTATTTAACAGCTGCAGGTCCCTCTAAGGAACTTGCAATTCTGTTTCTACGCAGTTTATTAGCGTAAACATGAGAGAGCCCGACAGTATTTATTGGGGCGGCTGTATGTCTAAGCACCG